ACACCTCAACGGTATTGACCGAGTCCGTGAACGGACCGCCGTTGGTTGTCTCGCCATAGGTCACCGTGCTCCCCAACACGGTCTGCGTCGTGCCGACCTGCCATTCGTTCAACAGGTTGCCGACCAACTCGTAGTTGGCCCCTGAGTCGCGGGACTCCCACACTTGTGCGCCTTGGAATATTTCGCCGCGAGCAGTCGCGCAAATGTAGATGCCAGGCTGCGACGCATGTGCGTCGAGCAACGGCGGGATGTCCACGAAGTCGGTCGAGATGTTCGGGATGCCTTGAAAGTTAGGGATGATGCCGCCCAATCGCTGCACGCTTGATCCACTGCTGGATAGGTTTTGCTCTTCCCGCACTGCCGTGATGCTGATCAACATGTTTGCGCCCATTTCACGGCGCACGATGCGAGCGTTCACCAGCTCGCCAGAATCGTCGGTGACCGTGATGATGTCATTTTCCAACAGGTCCAAGTATGCGACCGGCAGCATCAACTCGACCTTCTGCGAATTGATCCACGACCGCCGCAGCATATTTGCCGCCAACTCCTTGGCCGATCTGCGCGACAGCACCATCATTCGAAGGTCGAGTTCGGTCTCGACCGACTTCTTGAAAGCGTTTGTGGATCGCAGCGCGAACTTTTGGTAGCCCTGCTGGTAGACGCTGTCAGGATCTTGGTGCCGCACGGCAACAGACGTTGGCAGATCGCCAAAGTCCACCTGCGTGTAGGCCACCTTATCAGCTCGCATCGGAGTGTCAGACCCAGCCATCGCGCCAAGGTCCGAGAACTCGGCACCATTTTCGAGCTGCACTACCTCGGCTTGTTCGATGTCGAAGAAGTGAATCACGCCGTCGTGCTCTTGCGTGAGTATCTGCCCAGCCATCAGCAGAGGCTGAAGTGCCGTTGCCCCTGGCATCGGGCCTTGCAGGTAAAGCCCCAAGAACGGCAAAGCTCTTATCTTGCTTACATCGATTTGCGATGCCGTCAATCCGCTGCGCTCGCATATCGCAGTGATCGCTTGCGGCCAAGTCATGCCCTTGTCAGGCTCAATCAAACCCTCAAGCGTGTGCGGGACTTGGTTGCCAAAAGTAGAAACGTCCAGCTCGTTCAGCGAGACATAAGAGACACCGCGAAAGCCTGGGATCGATCCCGAGGTCTCTTTGATTGCGATGTTGGCATCTTCAGTCTGCAACTCGTCGCCGTAGTGAATGATCGGCTCAGAAGAATATAGCTGGCCATCATACGTGCTTGGACTTCCATTTCTGACAGTTGCATGACGTATGCGACCATTGATCAAAGTTTGAGAGACAACTCCATAATATCCATTAAGAAGAGGAGGATTGAAACCCAGCGGGAATACAGGAATCTTGATAAAATTGCTTCCGGTTAATATCCTAAGATATTGGCCTGGATTGGTTGGCACAACATATGGCACATTGTTATAGACTGCACCGATTGCAGTGAAAAGGTCTGTAAGCACTACATTGCACGCTTGCTGATTGTTTCCAAGAATTATATTTGCAATGTCAGTCGATGTCATGTTCTGCGGTCTCCATGGCTCCCTTCTCAATACGAGAAAGGCTGCACCAAAACTGCTAATGATCATGGGATCGGTTTGGTGTAAGTGGTCCTCAAAGAATATGTCATCAACTCGAGTGATGATTGATGGTGCCGACACATCGCCGCACAAAGCGTTAATGGTCCCAGATGTGTCCTGAGCCGTCCAAGGCGCAAGAGTTATCGAGCTGAAATTGTTGCCAGCGTGGCCTGTGACTGCGATGACTTTCCAGTGGCCTTGGTTGATGTCGGTGCCCGAAGTGATTCTAAAGTTGTCCAGCCGCACATAATCATAGACGATAAATCGATCGCTAAACTCTTGATCGAAAGCGGACTGCATTTGCAGTTTGATATTTGGCCCATCCTGCGAGACCGTGATAGTCGATGATGTGGTGTTGGTGAGGTTGCGGTCACGGATAAATAGAAACTTGCCGTTGCCAACGATCTGCTGCAAGCCGTCAATCTTTCGGCTGTTTAAGGCAATCGCCAAGTCGGCATAGACTTTCTCTATTGTTGACGATGTCCCGTTTTTGCGCCCGCCCGTCCTACTAGTAATATTCCTAGTCTTTTCGGACTGATACATAACGTGCATCGGCACCCGAACCTTATTGCCGATAGCCCATATTCTCGGTTGCCCCAAGCCAACGCTTGCCTGCGGAAGGCCGAACAAGGCTTCTGGCGCTTGGTCTGCTCCTGGCTTCTTCTTTAGCAGCGCTGGCATCACGAACGCGCTGTCTACGTAGGCCGCTGCCGCTGCAACAGCCATGCCAGCAGCGATTGCTGTTGCCGACCCAGTTCCGATAGCAGTGATGATTGGGATTGCAGCTATAACCGCCATTTAATCAGCTCCTATAAGTCGCCAGCAGCTATGCAATTTGCTTTCCCACGCACTGCCCATTGGTCCCACTAATACCCTGCGGCGACCCTCTAAGGCATGCGCCATGCGGTTGTCGTTGAGCAAGATGCCAAAGTGCATCGGTAGCAAAGAAAACTGAAACAGCACAACGTCACCAGGGCACGGACTTTCGCCGTCAAGATTTCGGCATCGAGCCGACAACATGCTCAACAGGTAATCGGCTTGCGGGATCTTGCCGTAGTTTCTTGCGTCCTCAAGCTCAAGACCTGCTTGCCATGCCGCGCAGAATACCACGCCAGCGCAATCAAGACCCACACCAGGCACTCGGCCAAGGTGGACAAAGGGAGTGCCGACATAGCTCGCAGCAGCACTAGCTACAGCATTTCCGATGTCTGACATCAGGGCACCTGTAAGAGGACGCGACCTGCGTCGGGGTCGTAGGGAGAGCCGCCAAAGTTTACGACGTTCGACCTTCGAATGACAAAGGTGGCACCGCTTGGCGAGTTTGCCGTCAAGGCAGGAGTGACCGTCAATACCGATGCCGTATTGGTCAAGATCAATCGCTCAACGCCAGCCATCGCGCCGCTGGTTTGCATCACGTAGTAGTTTAACCCATTCAAACTGGCACTGGTAAGCGCAGGCGAGATGGCCGTGCAGTTGATCGTGGTTGTCGTGCCGACGCTTGTGGTCGTGCCAGAGAAGGCGACAGCTTGCCGAAACTTTGCCTCGCATGTCCCACGCAGGCCATCACATCCTGGCCGCACGGTTGCGACATCGCCGATCGCCATGTCGAACGATGCAGGCACTAAGATCTCGACCTCTCTTGTGCTGTGAACGTGTCGAATGATCTGGCAAATCAAGCCAGCATTGGCACCAGAGACCCATTGCAGCTCGCCCTCTTTGTAATAGTTGTCTTCGTAGGTGCCAGGCCAGCTTGCCGTAGTAAATTGCACCGTGTTTCGTGCGCTGACTACTGACTGCACCACCGCTGCCGTGATGGTCTCAAGTGAGATGTCGGCCTTGCAGGTGCTCGCATCGCCGAGTCGATAGGGACAAGTGGTCGAGAATGTGCCACCAAATCTGCCGCCAGTCGGTTGTTGAATGTTGGCAACAATGCCCTCGATGATCGCTGACCACTGCGAACCGTCCCAGTAGATCTGACGAATGCGCTTGGTCTCAGCGTAGAACACATGCAACGGATTGCGCCAGTCGATCAGCTTGTGCTTCACAACTGCGCCTCGGTATTGGTGGCCTTGTAAGTCTTTCGCCTTGATCACCACGCCGTCGATGATTCCCTTTGCTACCTGCGTGCCGTTTTTCACACCTGATTCTCGCGTCTCAGATGAGATGCTGGACAGGGTCAACGGAAGATACAGCTCCTCGTTGAATGTGATTGGCCGATCGTGATCGGTCAGCAACAAGAAGCCGCCATCGCTTCGGGTGATGCGGAAAATGGTCGCCATAAACTTTGCCCGCAGGAGCCGCAGACTCTGCTTTGCGCCATCCACCTCTGAGACTGTTTTGACGGTCATGCTGGGTAGGAACCAGATGTGCCAGACACAATGCCTGCGCCGTAGTTGGTCACGGCCAAGACGTTGGCCGTGACGTTGTTGAACAAATACCGATACGATCTGCCGGCAGCACCACCAGCCGCTGGTGTCGTGCCGGTGCCTGTCGCGCCAGCAGCAGACGCACCACCTGCGCCACCGACCCCAGTGGTTTGATTGGTGCCGCCACCGCCACCTGCGCCACCAACGAGCACCAGACCGCTTGCGCCTTTGGTGCCGCCGCTAGTGCCACCTGCGCCACCAAGTGCCGTAGCGTAGCCACTGCCGCCACCACCACCGCCACCGCCAACAGTGCCTGAATCGTCGCCGCCACCACCGCCACCGCCACCGGCAGCAATGGTCCCTCGGTTGATGATCTGCACTTTGATAGCCGTGGTGCTGTTCAAATCGAACCCGTGACCGCCAGCACTGCCAACGCCAGCACTGCCATTTGGATTTGCTCCCGCGCCACCTGCACCACCTGCGCCAACGATTGTGCCAAGGTTCAGGATCAGGATTGTTGATCCTCGAGGGAAGTTGCCAGTCGAAAGCACAGAGCCAAGAACAGCCGACGCATCAATGGTGACCACCAGTGCCACTGGTTTTCTGCCGTTGTAGCCTTGGTCGTTTAGGACTTGGCGCAAAACTGTTGGCTCAGATTTCACATCTGAGAATCGCAACGCCCAAGGCTCACGATGCAAAGATGTGATCGAGCTGATGTGCGTGCTGGTCGTTGCTGTGTTGGTCTGCCACACACCGTCAACGGTTGAATTGTCCAGCAAGTAAAGCGACCGAAAATTGCTTGGAGCCAGCGAAACAATCGTAGCACCCGTCTTTGTCTTGACGATCAGCGTCTGAGCTGTGCTTCGGTTGTGGATGCTGTATGCAAAACCAGTTCGCATCAGTCGAGCGTCAGGCGCAAATAGCGACCTGGTTGCAGCAAGTGGCGTGCAATCGTAATGGCGAAAGCCGCCCTCACCAAAAGGCAGCGAGAGCAGTGCGTCTGATTGCATACCGAGGCCGCTTCGGTTCAGCGTCCAAGTGTCGCTGAGATAAACGGCACCAATGCCACCGAATAGAACTGTCTTAGAGTTTGCAATATCGTAGGCCATCGCGTGGCCATATCTAGCACTCGTTGCAACCGCAATCACCTGCGCCCAGTCTGTGCCGTTCCATTCCCACATTGATCCATATGGCGCAGCATTTCCTATCTGGCTTATGTCTCCGCCAACCAGCTGTACCTTGGTGTTGACAGCGTCATAGACCATCTTGTGATCGGACAGGCCAGGTGGAGTGTTTCCGGTTGTCGCCACTTGCAACCATGCGGTGCCGTTCCATTCCCAGGTGTCGCTTAGTTTGGCCCCCGAATTAGGCGCATTGGTCCCGCCAAACAGAACAGATCTGGACCTGCTGACATCGAAAGCCATAGCGTGGACTGCGCGATTCGATGGCAAAGCCAAGTTGGCCGCATCGTTGGTGGTTGTAACTTGCACCCATGCGGTGCCGTTCCACTCCCAAGCGTCGCCGAAGTAATTAACGCCGCCATTGTCGCCACCGAATAAGACGGTCTTCGCCCTCGCGCTGTCGTAGGTCATCGCGTGGCTATGACGAGCGATAGGACCAGTCGACGCAACCTGCGTCCAAGCAGCGGTGGCACCATTCCATTCCCAGGTGTCGCCGAGGACGATGTTGCTGCTGCCACCGTATCCCCCAAACAACACGGTCCGATTGCGAACGCTGTCATAGGCCATCGCGTGGCCGTAGCGAACAGAAGGCCCAGTTGACGCAACCTGCGCCCATGCTGTGCCATCCCACTCCCAGGTGTCGTTGTATTTGGTGGTGCCGTCATCTCCACCGAACAGAACGACCCGTGATCGTGCGCTGTCGTAGACCATTACAGCTTTCACCCGAGCTGATGGGCCAACGGCAGAAGTCGGAAAGAAAGGATTGGTGCCGCCAGGCTCAAAGCCAGTTGGCACAACCCGCATCCCGCCGAGGTATTCTTCAAGTGCCGTGGTCAAATGACACCCAGCCAGGTTGAGGTCGATCCTGCGCGGATCAAGTAGACGTTTGCCACTGTGTTAGCCGAGATCGTCAGCGCAGGACTAAGCACGTTGCCAGCATCGTCTCGCACCGACACCGAGCCAGCCATCCCTGATTTGCCAAGCAACGTGAAGATGTGACCGCCTGGGATCCGGTCTGGAATCGGCAGAAATGCGTTGTATGCGCTCGCGGCATTGAACTGCCAGACCTTGGTTCCTGGGTCAATTATCAAATCGTTGGTCACAGTCAATACCGACGAGCCGCCCGGATACCACATGTCGGGCCACTCCACCTCGTCGAGGATCTCGATCATCTCGATGCTCGACGAACTAAGCAGCTGGTATGCGTCGTAGTTTGTGCGCAGCCAGTCATCGGTCGAAGATGCGAAACGAACTGGCACATCGTAGTAGCATCCCGCAGTGATCACGACACTTTGCGCGGGAGCAGTGGCAAACGTGATGATCCCTGTGCTCGCCGAGAACGTGTAGAGGTTCGTGGCCAGTGTCACGCCATCTTTCGCCACTACCAGAGTGCCGGTGAGCGGCAGCGAGATCGTTCGGCCATAAGGGTTGTAGCCACCCGCATCATAGGTCTTGGTCATCTGGTATTGGGTTTCTAACCCATTGCCAGTGGCGATGACGCAATCCGTTGGCGCAGGTGCGCTGATGTTGTCTGAGGCCGTGGAAAAGTCGGTCCAGTCCTTGAACCGGAAACCGTGCAAGGCACCGCGACGCGCAAGCCAGAAAGCTTTCAGCTCGGCGAACTGCACCGCCGTCATGTGGCTTTTGCTTGCGCGGTATTTGTGGCGAGCTTGCGACTGTCTGGCGATCCGATATTCGTGGCCGCTGGCCGTTGCTTGGACAACGGTGTTCAGCGTTGGGCCAGACTCAAAGCCGTATGAGATCAGCGGGGATAGTTGGATGTTGTGGAAGCTCATTTGTTAGATCGCGTTGAGTGCCGACATGCTTGTAGCACCTGTTGCCGGCGATCCTCCTGGCGAGTTGAAATTGCCAAGCAAGCTGCCAGTCAAGCCTCGGAATGCTTGCTGCGCGGCAATCTGCATCAGCATCTGCAGCAGCCCAGCCAATGCTTGCTTGGCCGTCTGTGCCCCAGTGATTAGGCCCACAAAGGAACTGGCCAGCTGCGCGTCTACCTGCGCCCCGATTTGTCTGATCTGTTGTTGACGCTCAAGCAGTCCAGTTGTCTCGATGATCGAGTCGCGCTCTAGTGTGGTAAGTGTTTGACCGTTGCTACGTGCAATGCTTTCGGCCTGCTTGATAGCAAGATGCTCGGCGGCTTTCTCAGTGCTCATGCGCTCGACATCCAGCTGGTCTCGCAGTCCCGCGATGTATTCGGCTTGCTGCGTTGCGTTGTTTGCGACGTTGGCATCCATCTGGTTTTGCAGCTGCAACTGCTTGTCCATGTCCTCGATCTTCTCGGCCATATACTTTTTAGCCGACTCTGCGTTCTGCTTTTCTGCGCTTTGCAGTTGCTGCTGCTGCGCGACCATCGACCGCACCGTGGCCTCTTCTTCTTTTGTCAGCACTCCCTTTGCGTTCTTGACCGCGATCTCTTGCTCTTGGATGTCTTTGCTCAGTCCTTGCAGTCGATACGTTTCCCGCAGCGACTCGACGTAGGTAGCACCTGCGCCAAGATCTGGCGATGCGTTGCCGGTGTATGGCTGGTCGTAGTTGCCAATGCCAGCTGGAGCTGGTGGCCCATACATCTTCCCCTCGCTCAACTGCAAGCGGTCAATCTCAGTTTTCAACGCAATGCCGAGTTTTTGAAGCAGCTGCGCTACCTGATCGCCGCTGTACTCTCCCGTGTAGCTCGGTTCGTATGGTCTTTTGAAACCGCCAATGCCCTCATAGCCAGTTAGAGGCGCATCCTTTCTCCTTACGTTGCCAGAGCCAATCATCTCTTGGATCTGCTGCGTAGTCATCCCAGTGCCTCTGGCCAAGGCATCGGGTGAGATGTTCCCAGATGCACCCTTAGATGCGATCGACTCCAGCATTGCCAATTGCAGCTTTGATTCGTCCAGCGGATTAACATTAGCACCAATCGACTTGCGGTAGTCGATCAGGCTCTTGCGCTCTTCCAAGCCCTTAGATGCTTCGGCAAGAGCCTTGATGGCTCCCTCGGCCTCCTTTGTCTTGCTGGTGAAAAGAGACATGCCGACCGAAAGGACCGAGAGCGCAATCGACAAGGCAGCTAGCGGCGAAGCCTTTACAGCAGCACCCAAGCCACCAACGGCAACAGATACGCCAGTGATTGCGGCTTGAGCTTCTCTTGCTGATTTCAGCTGCTGCAAAGTCATGTTCAGACTTAGGACTGAATGCGCGGCAAGTGCCGCAGCATTGCCCATCGTCTGCATGTTGATGCCGTTCTCGCTGATGTCTTTCGAGATCGAGCGAAGAGCAGCAATGCCAGCCATCGCTGCCGACACAGTCTGCATCTTGATGCCAAGAGTCTGAGCACTTTGCGACGATCGGCTAGATGCCTCGGAAAAGTCGTTGATCGACGATTGCGCAGAACCAATTGACGCTCCGTAAATGTCGAACTGTCTGCCCGATTCTTTTGTCGCACTCGATGTCTTATCAATTTGATTGACGGCAGTGTCTACCTTGCTGCCCATCTCCTCGGCTGATCTGCCGAGGTCGCGCATCCCTTGGATCGCTGCGCTTGAGTCAACCGACAGGCTTATGCTTGGCATCTGATTTCTCTTGGTGTTTTCTCAACAGCACTTGATCGCACGCAGTAATCATTCGCCAAAACCAAGGCCATCGCCAAGACGGGATGTCGTGCATCGTGAGCCACGCTTGGACATCTTGCGCTGATATCGGGTTCATCCCAAAGCCGCAGCTGCGAGCCGATGACAAGTCGATGAACGCTTCCCAGACATCGATCAGATCCTCGCGGATCTTTGGACGCTGGGACAAGGTAGACGGGCCAACGATCCCGAGCTTCTTGTTTCGTTTTTCGAGTAGCTCTAAGAATCGCCATTGTTCTGTGGTCCTACTCAGCTGCCACTGGAGGACCGCGACAAGTTTCCCTCGGCCCTCGCAGTCGCGTCTGCCACGAAGTTGCGAGATGTGGTCGCGGCCTCGATCACGAAATACCGAAACTCGTAGAGCTGCTTGTCGAGCAGGGTCTCGATTGCCTTCGCCCGCGAGTGCGGGATCTCCGTGGTCTGGTCCTCTTCGGTTACGCCGCGCCAATCGATCAGGATGGCATCTGCAATGGCCTCAGTCTCCGCCTCTGTCGCGGTAGTCTCTGTGGCCTTGCCGATCTTGTACTCGTCTAGAAAAGGCTCGTAGGCTTTCTGCTTGGCTGCTCGGTGCGCTGGGTTGTTCCACCGTGCAACGCGAACGCAGATATGGTTCGGCACTGGCTCTTTGATCGGCACCAGGTCGCGTGCCGTGAATGAGAACCAGACCCCATCAGTGGTCTTGCCTACGTCTAGCCGCTGCATCGCCGGCATTAGTTGTCGAACCTTTGCACGAGGATCGTGGCTGCGATGATCGAGTTGTAAATGGCTTGATAGTCCAGCGTCATGATTACGTCGGTATCTTGACCACTCACCGGAACGCTAACGCCACCATACTTGACGGTCGGCATATACCAGGTGTATGCGTTGCCTGCCGTGTCTTGCGTCACCATCAGGAATGACGATGTCGTGGCGGCAATCATCTTGTTGTATTCGACGATTGATGAGAAGTAGCAGGCGATCTGCCCCTTGACGGTGAAGGTGCCAGACCGGACCGCAGTGACACCAAGCGTGCCGATTGCCTTCTGCGCCTCGCCGCCGTTGGCGATATTGACCGATATGGATCGTGCCGCATAATTCACGCCACCCACTCGGAAATTTGGGATGTTATCGACAGCTTCCATCACGGTGCTTGTCGATGCAGCGGTATAGCTTGCGCCAGAAATAGTACTCGTCGAGACCCCGCTGCCTGCCTTGCCGATGATCGTGTAAGAGCCAGTGATCATCTGCTCGGTGGCGACCGAAAAGTCCATGCCGTCTACGACGCAGCCTGGGAACACCTCATACAGTCCGGTGTTCGTGTAGCCGATTTCAACCGACATCGACTTTTGTGTCGTGCCGTTTTTCATCTTTGCGCCACGGACAACCAGCAGGCCAGTTTGCGCTCCTGAAATAGTGCCCTCAATCGATATCACCGAGCCATTTACTGATGCGACAGGGAAATAACCAAGCAGCGTACCGGCTGAAGTCCTAACGCGCACAACGTCTCCACCTGAGAAGTTTGTTGCAGAAGAAAGCGTTATGGTGTTGGTTGGATTTTGATACTGCAAGGAATGACCAGACCCAGCAGATCCGCTTAGAACTATTGCAGTCCCACCTTGGGTCAATGCAAATTGAGCCTGCGTAGTTGTTAGGCCACCAGACAGCACATAATAGTTGGTGATTAGCGATACACCAGTCGGCAGAGTTCCAGTTGTGGTGAACTGCACGATGTCGTTGACAACTAGGCTATGGGGCGATGCGGTAGTAAAAAAACTAGTAGCACCAAGCGTGAAAGTAACAGCGATTTTGGTGTCGCCAGTTGTGCTAGCAACTGCAACCTCTGTCCCGCTTTGTAGCGCATAACGCATGAGCGTGCTTTCTGCGCCCGCACTGGGTGAGTATCGCAATGCGTAGTTAATGGATCCACCAGCCGTGCGGTCCATGCGGACTAGATCGGTCACGTTGCGGTCGGATCGGATCGTCGGGTCTTGATCGAACTTGTTTTGGTTACCAAGTCCATGACCTGTCGAGTTGATGGTCAACATGGTTGGAGTCCCTGGAGTAGACCCAAAGGTCGTCTCCTCGACGAACGCGATTCTAAGTTGGTTGGAGCTTGTCATTGGTAGTCGTCACTTGAGAAGTTGATCTGGACGTTTCTTTTCCACCATGGGCCGTCCATGAAACCCGCAGTGACGGAAGGAGATTGAAAAAAGATGGCGGGCGATGAAAGACCAACGCCACGAAATGCCGCGACGATTGTGTCGGCCAAAGTCAGCTGCTGACCGTCACCGCCACCGATCGGATGGTAGATCTCAACTGAGCACAGGCCCGTAGTGCGATACTGCCTCTGGCCAGATCCCGCAAACGATGCCTGGTGAGTCTCGCCAAACAGAACGGAGACGCGACACCATCTCTCACTCGGTGGCGCAGTGCTCTCGTCCTGGTTGTCGTAGTAAGTCAGGATGTTTTGTGGCCCAGCAATCAAGGTTTGAAACCTTGACCTGATCGCGCTTGCTATGGCTGCGGCAGTCATGGCTGGATCTTTTCCGTTGAGTAAATCGAAGCGAGCTGCTCGGCGAAGATGCTCATTTCGCCAAAGCTCAAAGCGATCATGCCCATGGGAGCCTGGCCACTGTGGCCCTCTTCAAGTCGTTGCGCATATGGCAGGTTGTTCTGCAGGTGCAGGATGCCAAAGTCCTTGAGCCTTTTCGCCACAGACTCACCAGCCGAAATGGTTGCGGATGGACTGCGAACGCCAGCCACTTCTGCGGTGTCGAAAGACCCGATGGACATCTGCCAGTTGCCGCGAAACTGTCCGCCGACGTAGCCTTTTGGCTTCCTGATTTTCTTGCTTCTCTTGCTGCGTCGATTGCCAGAGCTATCGAGGTTCGACTTCCAGATCGACGGATTGCCAACAGGACTTTTCGAGATCAGCCGACGCAGGCCATCGACGGCAATCTCTCGGTGCATGGCGACCACTTTATCAGGCACGACGCTGCCAAAGATCTTGGCGAGATCGAGCTTGAACTTGTCGGCTGACTTTGCGTTGTCGCTCATGCGGAACCTTTTTTGAGTCGCAGTTCCCAAGCAACCACAGTGGAAGAGATCGAGTGCGGCTGGACCTCAAGAACGATCCAGTGATCGCCACCAATCGTGACCGACTGCACAAGGCTTGGCACGAAGTTCAGCTGGTAGCTCGGCAGGATGAGAGAGCTTGCCGCTTGCCTGATCGGCGGTTCGCCGGCAAGTGTCTGCTGGTATTCCAACGGTGGCGAGCACATCGCAGAGACTTGCGAGATGGTCGCCGCAGTCTTGTTGCCAGTAGTTGGGCTATAGGTTCCTGCCGTAGTTTGGACATGAAACGTCACCGACTGGCCCACAGTCGCAATCGCCCGATAGACCTGGCGAGCCACTGTGGCAGCGTTCATCGCTTGGCCCAGCTGCTGCTTTCGATCAGGCCAGCGGAGATCAACAAGCGATAGACGGTGTGAAATATCGGCGCAGTTTTCTTCGAGCCTTCGTAGCTTGAAGAAATCGAGATCGGCCCCACTGACACCGTCTCCGATGCCACGCCATCCTGGCCGGCTTCCGTGTCTGGCAACAGCTGCGCTGGATCCGCAAGATACCTTGCGGCAATCTCGGCACAGGCACTCTTGAGCCGCTGTGGGACCGTCAGATCGATGATCTCTCCTGCCATGTCGTAAGCGTCAGACCTTGGCCAGTCGAGAGCCTGCGCACTGGACTGGCGTATGCCGACCCATTGCGAGCCATAGACCGAGTCGAGGTATGCCGTGGCGATCCGCAGGGACTGCTCCTTCTGCTGCCATGTCGCAGCAACCCAAGCACTCGGCTTTGATCTGGCATCAAAGTATGCCGTTGACTCTGCGAGCGTGGCGTAGCTGTTTGCTGTGGCGAGGCCAGATCCGGTCTCTGCCACCAAGGCCGACTCCGAGACTGCACCAGATGATGCAATCAGCTTGAGTTGCTCTAGGCATCGAGCCTCAAGCTGGATC